TATGAATAATAATAATAATAAATCTACCCCCGCTAACACCCGGCGGCGGTCAGATCAATACAAGGGTGCTAATATCCCAGAAAATATGTTAAAAACACTTGATGAATTAACTACCGAAAAGAAAGAACTACACAGACAGTTTATCGAACGTTTGAACAAGGAAACCAATGACCCTGATTATTCAGCAAGAATAGCTGACCTCATCTTCATGACCAAAGGACTCAGCAGGAAGAAGATAGCTGAATTTTGTTCAACGGAATCCACACAATTAGTAAGTAAAGACCATCATAGATACTCTGGAAGGAAGGTGGTCGGTAAACTCCCATCTGAAACACCGAGTCCTTACCCAGATGATACTACTGTAATAGGTGTTCCCCCCGGACGTGACTGTTTAAAAGTGGTAGAGGAATTCCACTCTGTTATCGAGTCTGTGGAGTACGCCACCATCGACAAGTGGTGTACTACTATTCCCGGATCTACCAATAAGCACGTTGAGACTTCCACTTTGAAGCGCCACTTGGCCTGCCTCATTCATGGACTGAACTATGAGGCCGTTGCTCTTTGCGGCCAAGAATGGCTTAATAACCCTGGAACAGGCAAATTCACCCTGACCGGTGCATTTGTGACCAAGCATGTATGTGATTACTTGATGGATATTGAAGACCTTGGATTCCCCGTTCTGGCCGTAGTACAGAAATACACGCCTGGCGTCCACATAGGTGATCAGTATTCCTATGTGTGTGATGGTAAATACGCCTACGGAACATCAAGAGGTGCTCCTGCCATGATCTGGTCAGATCAGAGTGACCCTTGGCCTTACCAAGGTTGCATTGACGATAGATACATGGTGGAAACAGTGTGCGCCCACGGCCCCCAACGTATCGTGTTTCTACATCCTGGATCAGCAAACTTTGTCTCACTGGATGTAGCGTCAGAATCTATCTTCAAGAGTTCGCCCTCCCTTGAAACCCCGAAAACAACCGGTTTCTTGGTTGGACTACATAAAGAGGACATGAAGAACATCCCTACCCCAAAAATCAATCCTCCTGACACATTAACCCCTACATCAGACATCAAACCTCTTTCTGATGATAAGAAGCCAACATACACCAGACATTTGTTTGAGAATCCCGCCGAACATACTGGTGAAATTATCGCCTACTCAATCCTTATCTGTTCAATCATCCTTAGCTATTACCTCCACTTATTATTCATTATCGTAACTATCACCGACTCTATGTGGCTGTATATCCATTTCCATCCTGCCGAAATTGAGCCCACCAACATCGTCTTTCGTGACTACCCCCTCACCTTCTTTGGTGAGAGCGCTGACCAGATGTATGAGTGGCTCAAATTGAACCCAATCGACCCGGTTACTAAAATGCGATACGGTTTCTACCACATCGACGCCGACAACATTGTATCAGTACCCCAAGGCTCACACGAAGCTAACTACACCAATGTGCATCGACTCATCAACTCATTTTGTATGTCCAAAGGCTGGGCCTTAAAATCACACGTTACTAAGTACTTCGAATTGATGAGAACGGTTGCTCCTACCATTGAGACTAAGGATGACTTTGCTATCATGGACAAAATAGAAAGCAATATTAAAATCATCACCTCATCAAAACCATACAAAGTCCATGCCCCTATCATCGACCAGTTGGACATCAAATTGTCGTCATTGCCTGAACTTCGCCAGTACTTGTGTACCAAGATCACACACAACGTTATTTCCGCCTCTGTATCCAACAGGGTTCTTAGGGCCGGTGTTCGTTCCACAATGAAGGTTGCCGATCACTTTGAACTATTTAGGGCCTTCTGGAAAGCACACACCAAGGTGGATAAGATACGTGATCTAGACCCTACCCCAGCCATCTTTAAATATACTGGAAAGAAGTTGAGGAAGTATGTAGAAGCTATGGAAAACATGGGTCACCACTCCGCTAACCCATTTTACTCCACCTTTTTGAAAATAGAAGCTGCTGCTCTAACGGCAATTCATAAGAAAGCTGTGCGCATGATCACTCCAAATAATGTCATGTTCAACGTTACCTACAAGAATTTCTACACAAAGTTCGAACACATCTTACTGTCTTTTAAACATCCTCACATTAACTTGCCTGTGTTCGCTAAAGGTATGAACTACGAATCTAGACGAGAAACCATCAAAGAATACGCTAGGTATTACAAATACGTCTTTCCAACTGACTTTAAGAGCTTTGACAGTCACCATATTGACCAGGCTGCAGAGGCCGAGATCCATTGGTACGAACGCCTCGGCTTGCCGGTCAAACTAGGTCAGAAGCTAATCAACGCCTGTCATAAAGGTGTCGTGGAGTACTCGGGTATCCAAAGATGTTCCGGCGACCTGTACACTGGATCAGGTAATTGTCTTGCCGTCGGTTCATTGCTCCATAAGTTTACCTCCCTTGGCATGGCTTACTTCTGTGACGGTGACGACACCCTGGTCTTCACCAATGACCCTACCATCTACCGCAAGATAGCTAATGAACTGCTGGACTACGGATACGAATTAGATGACGTGGACCCAATACGTCTCGACCAGGACGATTATGAAATACCTTTCTGCCAAGTCACGTACAGTAAGGAGAAATACTATATAGACAGGAATAGGGCTTTAAACAAGCTCCTCAACATAACTGCTACCAACACCACTAGAGCAGCGGAAATTATTCTTGGCAAATTGCAGGCAATCCAGTTCTTCTCCAATTTCAATATTGACTTCAATGTAGACTTAACTCCTTACTTGAAGCATCTCGAAGACGAGGACGGTTCGCTCAAGTATAAGCGTGCTCTTGCTGAGGGCCCCGACGGCCTCAGCCATCTTGACCAGTATCAGGAGACCATCCATGTTGACCTCCAGGACGAGAGTACCGGTATTATCACGGAGATAGTTCGTAACATAATCAGTAGCAAGAAGCTCGCCATAGCACGTCACTTCGCTACACTTACCCCAGAGGCTTATCGTAGAGCTCTGATAAGGAACATCCGTGACTCTTTAGACAC